CTTAGTCAGTTCGTTATACTTCAGAACCAACTCTTTGTATGAGTAAAGATTATATTCCTCAATTAAAGACAAAACATACTCAAAAGCTTCCTTTGTATATTTCATTTTTAGTCCTTTCTTATGAAGAATGTATTGATTTTTAACGAAAAAGAGAATAAAATTCTATTTAGAACCGAATTTCAGAAGCATCTATTTCTTTAGTACGCTTCTCTAACTTTAACGGTTCTCTCTCTACTTCGCTAAACTCAATACGCCGTTCAATTTCTTCCGGTATCCAAACTCTGTATAGTGTTGCAAATTTATTTTTTTTAAATGGATATTTTTTATAGGTTAAAAAACCTTTTTCTTTCAAAGATTTTATTTTTCTCTTTCTTGTTATGTTTGGAATTTTTAACCTTTCTTCAAAGTCTTCTGATTTGATAAATACTTCTCTATATCTTGGCTCTCTATTTAAAGTTTTCCTTAATATATATCTATATATTTTTTCTTCTATTGGATCCATGATAAGCAAATCATAATTCATATCAAAAATTTGATCAATTAATCCAATAGCATATCTACCATCAACTATTTTTGTGTCTTTTAATTTTGGATACTTTAATTTCATAGCTAAATCTTTTTGTTAGCATACATTCTTATTATAAACTCTATGGTTTTTGTTTTCGTTATATCATCTAATGAACCAAACAAATGTTTATTTTCCTCATATAGTCTCTTCTTAGCTTTATTTAACAGCTCTTCAAAGTCATTTCCAAATCTAAAGGAATACCTTTTTCTCATATTAATCCTTTTGTTTTTTTGTTTTAACATTATACATAAAAAATTATCACGCTGTCAAGACAAAATACCTCAATAGTATCAGAAAGATACCAAATAGTAGAGTATCAGAAAGATACTAAATAGAACGGTATCAAATTGATACCAAATAGTAGAGTATCAAATTGATACTAAGGTTAAACCTTGGTATCAGAAAGATACCAACTTTTTAATTCTTGGTATCACAAAGATACTATAAAAGAAATCTATTTGGTATCACAGAGATACTAAATATATAAGAAAGAAAAGAAAATTACTTAATATATATGTATCTCTAAAATGTCTTAAATGTTTTATGCAAAATCTATTTTTGATTCAGAACCAACGCATACAAATACTGTGTTGTTGGTTCTATTACCAATTCTCAACAAATCCATATTTGTTTATTGTTTCTTTATAGAACCAATCAGGGAAATGCCCCATACTTGCTAATTTTTTTCCACTATTCAGAATATTCCTTATCCTTGTCTTGTAAGCTTTAATAGTAGAAGCTTCTTTGTTGTACACAGAAAGTTTCTCCAGTACATCCTCCATATTCTTAATTATCCACTCTATCGTCTTGGTTCTTAACATCCAACCATACTTCCTTCTATGGTACTCATTTGCTATCAGAACCAACAACCTCACATTAGACGTAGCATTAAATAAATCTCTCAATTCATCAACACTTAACAAGTGTAGCGAATTCCTTTCAAGCTCTTCAAGATAAACTTCAAAGTCTTCAATCTTTTCTCTTGTTATCTCCACAACCTCTTCGTTGGTTCTGTTGATTAACTGCTCAACCATAGTCTGCTGAAGTTTGTGTTTCTTAAACTCTTTCTTATCCTTAAACGGAATAAAATCTTCAGGTATCCCCATTCTGATTAAGCAATCAGTAATGTCATAAAATTCTGTAAATTTTTTATCCTCATATATTCTTGAGCCTCTACCTACCATCTGAAAAAACAAAGGAAATGATTTAGTAGGTCTAAGATTAATGATAGTATCAACATTAGGTGCATCAAATCCTATTGTTAGTGAAGTCACTGAAACTAACGTTTTAATTTTCCCTCTCTTAAAATCATCAATCACCTGTTGGTTCTTGTCTTTATCCTGTTTAGAATGAACCACCTCTGCTGTTGGTTCTATTTTCTTAATCAAAGAACAGTATTCCTCTGCCATAGCAATATTAGAAGTGAACACAAGAGTTTGTCTTTTATTCAGAACCAACGACTTGGCAAACTTAACAAACCATTCTTTAAATTGTTTATCTGAATACAGTTTTCTGATATCCTCTGCACTATAATCTGCTACACCCTTGTCAATCTTTTCAAAATCCATTGTTGTAACAATTCTTGGAATATAATACTTAATAGGCGATAAATATCCTTTTTCTTCAGCTTTTCTTTGAGAGATAGGACAAAATGTGTTATCAAACATCTTAATCCCGTTAAAGTCAAAAGGTGTAGCTGTTAAACCTATCTTCTTCGTTGGTTCTAATTTATCAAGTATCAATTTAAACCTGTCACCCTCAATTCTCTTATGATATTCATCAGCTATCAATGCTATCTTACCTGTTGGTTCTAATTTGTTGTTTTTAAGCCTGTTATAAAGCGTTTGGTCTGTTGATAGTATGATAGGACTATTTTTATCAGTTCGTTCGTTATCGTTTAAGATAGACACTTCTAACGATATGTTTTTAAAATGGTCTCTTAATTGATTAATAAGTTGAGAGATGTCACTGATAATATATACCTGATATCCAGAACCAACAAGTTCTTTGGCAATATGAGGAATAAGAAATGTTTTCCCTAATCCTGTAAAAAGTTCAATAACTAATTCTTTTTTATTAGAACCAACAAACTCCTTGGTTCTTTCAATTACCTTTTTTTGATAATCCCTTAGTTTCATATTTATCCTTTAAATATCTCGCTATTAAGTAACCATCGCATATTCCATCCTGTAACCCCCCTCTTTTACCTTTGCATTTAAGCATTGGTTCTAATTCAAGAGCTTTGACACAGGATTGTTTTTTATCAGAACCAATCAGTCCGAAATGTTTTTTCCATTCCTGAGGACGTATTAGTTCGTATTTCAATCCTAACGTGTCTAAGGCACCCTGTATCCATCCAAAATTCTCTCCGAATGTAAACATACTACGAACACCCTGTTTTGGCATAGAGTGCACTAATTCAAGCCCTACAATAATGTCTGTAGTAGAGTATGTTTTTAAACATTTTATATAGCTTTTCTTATCAAACTTCACAATCGTTGGTTCTGAGTCTATTAATAGAACCAACGCACCTGATTTTCCTGGGATCTATTCCTGCGAACAGTTTTATAGTGTTTTTTTCACTCATTCTCGCCTCCTATTTGTTATCCTCTAATATCTAGTTTTGTTTCAAACCAGTTTCTTTCTGATTCTAAAAGCTTACCTAAAAGATTTTCTCTTTCTTTCTTTTCAGAATTAAGCATTCTTTTATATGTAGTTACAAGATTTTTTAAATATTCTATTTCGTTTACAAGCATTTCAAGATATTCAAGTTTAATTGATAATCTATCTTTAGAGCCAATTTCAAGTTTCCATTCTTTAATCGCATTTATCACATCCTGCACCGTTGGTTCTTTCATAGTATTTCCTTTAATTTACAAATATTTTTATTTTTTCTATTTTGTAAAATGGAGATTCAAAAAGAAGTAATGGATTATCACATCCCTTTTTGAAAGCAAAAATTTGAATAAACTCCTCATTGTCATCTAATTTTACATTAAGTTCTGTTTTATATGTTTTTCTAAACTGAAAACTTTTTCCGTTTACCTTATCAATAAATATTCTATTTACTCTCATTTGTTACTCTCCTTACCGTAATGAGTTAGCATAACATGGTTTTTAGATGAAAATAATACAGGTTTTTCAAAAATTTCATTTATTCTTTTTATACAGTCTTCGCATAAATGCTCAATAGGTTTAGATAAATGCCATCCTTTTAACAACCCGTCTTTTACCTGTTCATCAACATATTCTTTTACCTCAACTTCGTATTCAATTCTTCCACATAAATCGCATTTTAATACACAAGACATTTTTATTCCTTTGTTTTAATATTGAAAGGGAATCTATTTGATAATCTATAAAACTCAATTAATCCCTTTTCATCAGGATAGATTGATTCTATTATCTCTATAGCTTTTGTGATAGTTTGTTTTGTAATAATAAAATTATCATTTATTAAACTTTTGAACATTTCTTCTATTTTGGAAGGATTTATTCCTAAATCAAACTCGTTGGTTCTTTTGAATTTTTGATAGAAATAAACACCTATTAATCCCATCAGTAGAGGTTGGCATTCTTGAGATATTTCATCAGGAATGCTCTCAATTCTCTTAAACATAAATTTAGAAACCTTTTCATTTGCGTACGAAGGTCTTAATCTTTTAAGTTTTTTGTAAATAGATAGAACCAACATGTCATCATGATCTTCTGCTTTGGAAATATCACATTTCAGCTCTTTTGTTTTAGGATCTATGAGCTCCAGTTGGTTCAATCCTTCCATGATGAAAGACAGAGAAAATAATAATAAAGCTCTTTCTTTTAACTGTTTTTTAGTCATCTTTTAAATCCTTATTTCCATCTTTTATATTAATAGTTTCAATTTTAATAGTAACTTGTTTTTTATAAACAAAAAGCAAAATTAATTCTAAAGGAAGAATTAAAATCTCACTTATAAAAATAATGCATAAAAAATAAAAGGATATTAATTTTTCAATAATTTTTTCAATCATCTTTTTTCTCTCCATTCGTTATTTATGTCTTTTTCAAGATAAATGACTTTAGCGTTTATTGCTTCAGGATGGTTCTCAAGATAGTTAGCAATAAGTGTGGCATATCCAGCCAAATCTACCCAGTTTTCTATGTATTTAGAACCACCGTTGATTATCCTTGCCAATTTGTGAGCTATCATATCAAAGCCTTCATCAATAACTGGATCTAATTCCTGAGCATTTTCAACATAATAGAGGTTTTTTATTTTTTGGCTTGTTTCAGCTATGTCTTTAAAGTCTCCATAAACTTTTTTTCTTTCTTCTAAAACTTTCATTATAAATCCTTTATACCTTTCATTTTGTTTAATTCTGCTCTGTAGTCAAGATTCTGTTCAATACAGTTCTTAACAAACAGATATAGTTGGTTAAAAATAGAACCACCACCTATATAGAAGTGAGTGGCTTTTCCTTTTAGCCATTTAACAAGAGTTCTTTTGCCTTCGTAAACATACCTGAACTCCTGGTTTTCATAAATTAAAACAACATCATTATTGTCATTAACAACAATTTGAAAGGAATCAGGTTTTGATTCTTTTAATTGCTTAAGAGCTTCTCTTTTTATTTCGTTTTTAAACATCTTTATCCTTTCAGGCACTGGTTGAAATCGGCCCTATGCCATTTAGCTCTTGCTTCTGGAGATTTATCTTTTATAAATTTACCATCAATAATAGAACCAACTCTGCTGTTTATTTCTTTAGATACTTCGTTAAGCACACATTTTGGATCATATCCAAGTTTCATTATAGAACCGACAGCAAAGACTATAATATCAGCAAAAGCATCAATAAGTTTTTCTTTATCAGCTGGCTCTTTATTAGTGAAGTGTTCATCAAATATTTTTTTAGCTTTGTCTCTTGCATATAGACTTTCATATCCAAGCATTTCAACAAGTTCTTCAAGAATATGTAATATTTCTGTTTCAAAGTTAAAAGGTTGTTTGTCTAATAGTCTATCTTTTTGAAATTTAATGATTTCATCAATAGGACTGATATTGTTTCTCAATATTCCAACTGTTGCCCTTATTTCATCTGAAAGTGAATAATATCCGTCTTCTTCAAGGTTATCAGCAATATCTAATAAATTTACAAAACTATCTAGCATATTTTCTCCTTTTCATAATAATTTCAACTTTATTCCAAATTGATAGTAATAAATTCGCTATAACTAAAAACATTTTAAGTCTTAAATAAATCATTTTATGTCCTTTGTTAAAATAATTTCTCCTGTTATTTTTCTAAAGAAAAATATTTCACCAGATACAATATGGTTATTGTAGATAAATGAGCATTTGTTGGTTTTTTCATCATAAATAAGTCCTTTTATTTCATTGAGTTTAAAAGTTTCCCTTATTATTTTCTGTTTTTTTCTTTTATCCATTCTTTTAACCTTTTCAAATGTTCTATCTTCTTGTTTAGCAACTTATGTATTTGACTAACTAATTTCCAGTTTGTTGGTTCTGTTTCGTAAGTATGTTTATGAAGATTCTTTTTCAAGAGCTCAATATCCCTTTGTGTTTTCAGAACCAATTTTTCTGGTTCTACATTGTGGTATTTACAGTATTCCTCTAAATTAACCCCATATAATTCTTTATAGGTCATTGTCTAGCCTTTTTATACCAGTTTTTCCATTCATTGAATGAGTATTTTATTAACTCTACCTCAGCAAAGGATAAATTAAATTCAACTGCTAAATTACTCCACTCTTCATCAGTTGGTTCTCTTGTAAGAATTTTAAACACATTTGCCTTTTGAATTACAAAAATATCATTTCCATCTGTGTCAATTCCAAATATTGTCTTAACTTTCATTTTGTTCTCCTTTAATAATTTCATCAATTTCAAAAGGTTTGCTTGTTTCATAAACATACAAAACAGAACCATCAGGAGCCCCAAAGGTTAAGAGATAAACTTGCTCCTGTTGGTTTTCTAATGTTTCATACCAAGGCTCTTTAATTGAGTTAAAAATTAATTTAGTCCTCTCTTTTGTTTCAATTACTCTTACAATCATGCTTTAATCCTTAAAAAATTGAATTTCATTTTCCTTAATTTTTTGTAATAGCTCTTTTCTATCAAGATTTAAAAACTGATACAAATATTTGCTTGTTGTATTGCTTATTTGCCAGTTTTCTCTAAGAAATATTCCATCCAATGTTTTTACCGCCATAATTGTTTGATATGATTGAAAAATAAAACCTTTTTCAAAAACAATTTCATACTGATTGTTTTGGATTTTAGCAACATACTTAAAAGTTCCTAATTCTTTAATTAGTTCATCAAGTGTTTTCATTTTTAATCCTTTCATAGTTGGTTCTAATTTTTTCATTAGTTAGAATCAACTCTTTGTAATCATCTGGCAATACATCAATCATATCTACACATAGTTGTTGAAATTCTGGTAATACATCTTTGTTGGTTCTTAATTCTAATAAATGAACCAATGCTCTTAAATTTAATGAATACTGTCCTTTAAATTTAAATGCTTCAGGTAAGGCATATTTAGCAATATCGTTAGATTTATTTAAATCAATAAGAAATCTTACTTTTTCTAAAGATTCTATTATTTGTAAATCTGTGTAAACATCATTAGTAAAAATAACATACTTTGAAGCTCTAATAACTTCATCATATTTATAAAAGTCCTCATCAACATAATCATATATTGTAAAAGGCTTTTCTTTTTTTAACTCCTTAAGAGTGTATCTTGTTGATTTTATTGTAGGACTTATACCTATTCTATGTCTTGATAATTCTTGTAATAAAGCTCTACTGGCTTCTATTTCGAGAACAATTAAACTATGTTCTAAAACACTTTCGTGTTTCATTTTAAAACCAACTCTTTTTATTAAGTCAAAGTCTTTAGAGCCAATACCATTAAATTCTTCATTAAAATCTTTATCTTTAATTTTATGTATATATAATATATTCTCACTATCACTTAAATGATGGTTGTCGTGACTGTAACGAATTCCGTTTGCTATTAACCATAGTGGTGTTAGGTAAATTAGTTTTGCTAACATTACTTTTTCCTTTCAAATCTGTTGCAACCGAATTTCCAATCTGGAATTTTCATTTTCTTATAGTTGTCAAACTCAAAAACTTCATTTTCTTCATTTTCACAGTAGCTTCCTTCTTCTTTGTAATATTTGCAATTTCCACAGGTCCTATTTTCAAAATCGTCATAAATTTGATTAATCAATTTATCAACTCTCGCTAAATCAATCAACTTTTTATTTGTTTCTATTTTTCCTGAATAACTTTTTATTTTTTTATATAGAAAATTTAATGCTTTTTTCCTTGTCATTTTTCATCCTTTTTAGATTTTAATTTTTAATTGTAATTAGAAGTTGTTATTTTTGAGCTCGTTAAATTCTTTTCCTGTTATTTTTTTTAAAACAGTGTTTAATGTTGTTGGGTATAATTTTTCAATCTCTTTATCTATTTCAATTTCAACTACATAATTAGAATCTTCATCTTTGATTTTGCAAATAGTACGTTCTGTATTTTTAGCATCTTTAAAAATTGAAATATAACCACCCTTATAATTACCATGAAAATATATATTAAATTTGTCTTGTATATATTTAAGTCGAATATCCGATAATTCAGTTTCAATATAATTAGCACACATAGCTCTTTGTCCGATAAGTTTGATTATGTTCATCTTCTTTTATCCTTTTTTAAAACTTAATTTTATCTCTTCGTTGGTTCTGCTTGTAGTAAGGACAAACATCTTTGTAAGAACAAAGAATTTCGCATTTTGCCTTAATTATGTTTCCATTTTTTAGTTTCCTTATTTGTAAATTTTTACATTGTTCAGGATATGAACCAATTTGTTCATAAGATTCTAATTGTTCGACTATTTCATTGAATCTTTTTTCAATTTCCTTATAACTGATTGGTTCTAAATCAATAATTTCATAATGTGGTACAGAATATCCATTTCTAATGTTAAAATCAGAACCATCTTTTAGTATGGCTAAAAGTTTAATATCATAATCAGAACCAGTGAGTTCTTTCATTAGATATCTGTAAACGCTTAATTGCCAAATATAATTATGTTTTGGATTTTCCCTTAATAAGGTTATAGTGTATTGCTTTGTAACTTTGATATCATAGAGCACTTTTTCTTTATTGTCTACTATATCAATAGATCCACTCAAACTCCATCCGTTAGAAAATTTAACTAAAACATCTTTTTCTGTTTCAATTTCAGGTTCTGTTTTGATTAATTCCTGAATTCCTATATGAACTAATGTTCCTATTGTGGCTTGATTGAAATCATTTTTTTCGGGAACTCCATGTTTATATCTTAACCATATCTGTAGTAATTCATCTCCAAATTGAGAAGCACTTATTTGTTTTATATTTGGTTCACTGTTCCCTTGATATTGAGTTTTTTCAATAATTTTTTTAATTATCTTGTTCATTTGTTTATTCTCCTTCTAAGTCAAATCTACCTGAATTAAGAATATCACATATTTTTTGAGCATCTTCTTTTGTTTTAAAATATATACAACAAGGTAAACAATCAAATTCTGAATAATGAACTTCATATCTTTCACTATCAGAACCACAGTTTTGTTTATATATATACCAGTTTTGTTTTTCATATTTAAAAACATATCCTCTACTATCAGGACACTCTTGGTCTCTTAGAGCCAACAATCTTGTATATCTTTTTATTTGTTTTAATGCTTTTTTTGCTGTTTCTTCATCGTTTCTAAACAATCCTATTTTATCTTCACAACCAATAGGTTTAACTTTAGAAATTTTGCAATTTGAAAGGTCTACTAAATATTTATACTCTTTTAATTCTAATTTAGTTTTTTTTGGAACTTCAAATTTAACTTCGTTCCAAAAAAGAGTTTGATTACAAGATTTTTCTACTTTTCCGTCAAGAGTGAAAGTCTCATATTGTTCATTATCAAAAACGACACCAATAGGATATGGTGAATTATATATCAACTCTTTAACTGTGCCCCATCCAAATTCAAAACTCCACACTTTATCACCTATTTTAACTCCATCAAAATATGCCATCTTTGTTCTCCTTTAATTATATTTTTTCTTCAAACTTGCTAATACAGTTTTTCTTAGTTCTTTCTCACTAATTGGTTCTGAAAGCATAGAGTTAGCTTTATAGATTTCCTCTTCTATTCTTACAAAAGAACCAGTTAGATCTCCTATAAAAGAACCAAGTCTGAATAGATTATTTGATCTGTTTCCTTGATAAGTGTTATTAATGAACCATTTAATCATTCCACCTATTCTACGATTAACTTCATCAGTATCATAATCTTTCTCATCAAATTTCTCTATTTGTCTTTCAATTATTTCCCTTACTTCTGTATCAGGCAAATAAGGGATAACATCAAATAGTTCTCCTTGTTGGTTCTTAAATGTTTGACATTCAGGATTTGTGAACCACAGTCTGTCTTGGTTTCTCGTAGATACGTCATAAGAACCAACCTCCAATGCTTCACAGACATTAGTAATCAGTTCTTTATGCCTTTCATTATCTACAAAGAATTTTGATTTCGCAGGAAGCAATATTCTGAATCTGTCACAAACAAGTCCTCCTTTGTCTTTCTGATGAGATTTAGTTGTATAGATTAGATACACATAATCTTTAAGTTTTTCAATAGTTTCCTGTAGTGTAATACCGTTATCAACATCTATTCCTATACAGTTCTGTCCTTCAATTGTTTTATCTGATTTTCTTTTACCATTCTCAAAATGAACCAAGCAAAAATTTGACACTTTATCTGATTTAACTAATCTCTCTACGGATTGGTTCTCTCCAAAAAATGGTATTTCCATGCTTATATAATCAGTTGTTTTTTCTTTTTTATCTACTTTAGGAATAGATACAATAATTTTATTCAAATCAACCATAGGCATTGGTTCTATCGAAAATGTTTTTATTTTAGAACCACGTACCTGTAATACTTCGTTTTTTCTGTATGCATATTCTTCTACCAGTTTTATATCTTCATTGAATGTCATTCTGTTGAATACATCAGATTCAAGTATTTCTGATTTAGTAGCTTTACCTAATTTTTTTATTACCCTGTAAATTCTTTTATGCTGTGGTTCTACATTAAAAAGCTCCAAATTAGTACTTCTGACACGTTTATAAAAATTATAGGTATATTCTACATCGTCATAAGAAATTTGCTCTCTGTAATTAAGTAAAGCGTGCAAAGCACTTAATTTTAACAACTTATCAAAAGAACCAACTTCTGCACTAAACCTTTCATCTTCTTTATACTTGTTAGCGAACTCTACAAGTTCATAATTGATAAGCTCAAGATATTCTTCAGCTTCTACTGTAAAATGCAATTCGGGATAATTACCTAAATTAGTTATTTCTTTTATGTGTTTGTTTATATATTCTCTAATAAAAGATAAATCAGGCTGTTCGTAATATTCTGTATCAGTTCTAATCTGAATATCTGTTGGTTCTTGATAATAAATAAAACTTCTTCTATATATTCCAGAACCAAGTGCTTTGGCAAAGTATTCATAAACCTTTTGGTCTCTTTTTAGAGATGTAGAGCTACCAAATATAAGCATGTTAGATACTATTCCATAGATATTATCATTGATGGATGATTTAATCACTTTACCTATAAATCTTCCGTCATAAAGCTCTTTCATTACATTAAGATTTGAATCTCTTATAACATCCATTATTTCTTCGTGAATTAGATTTAATGAACCAAAGAAACTTTTTGATAGAGCCAATGCTCTTAAATATAATCCTTCTTTAGTTCCTTCTATTGTGTTTTCAAAATTAGGGATATAATTTTTTATGTTTGTCTGAAATCCGTCTATTGTGATTTCATCGTCAGTCGGATTTTGAGTATTTAATTCATATCCTTTTGTTATCAAGTTTTTGTATTTCTGATTTAAATCTTCACCAAAAAGTTTCTTACATTGCTCATATACAAATGATTTACCAGCACTACTTGGTGCTATTGTGATTCCAAAATAGTTAATATTATGAAGTTTGTATTTATATTCAACTTTTGGCTGTATAGAACCAAGCAGAGATGAAAATGTAAACCAAAAAGCATTTTCAATAAGTTCTCTTTGAGAAACAAATCTTCCTTGTGAATTCACATAATTGATGATTTGATTAATCATAGATTATCCTTTTTTTCTAATTTAATCATCAGAACCAAGAGGTGGTTCTGATTGTTAAATTAGAACTGAATGTCATCAGTGCTTGTTTGACTGTTGCTTGGTTGATTGTTTGATCTCTCTTCAACAATAGGACGTTTCTCAATCCTTTTAATAAGTTTTTCTTTGCATTCTTCATTTCCCGTACAACAAACATCAACAAGTTGTAACGCTGTTCCTTCAGAACTATCCTGTTTTTCATATTTTCTATGTCTAATTCCTATAACAACTTTTTTACCTAATAGGTCTTTAAATATTCCTACTTCTCTTTGTTGTCCAAAGATTTCTACATATCCTTTTTGAGGTATTAATTCAGTAACTCTTTTTCCTGCACATTTAGCAATCTTATCAAGCAACATAAGTCCTGTGTAATACCCTCCTTTAGAATTTTTAGTTTGTCCATCTTTATTTTTAACCATTCTTTGAACATCCCAGCCTGTTAGGTTGATTTCTACATTGTTAGGAAACTTACCTTGAGAACCAATGACAGAAAAGAATGTAGTTCCACCTTGTGTTTTGTCTACAAATATTTGTTCTATTGTGATTTCATACACACCTGATTCCGGAAGTTCAAATCCTCTAAAATTCTCTTGTTCTTTTTCCTGTTCTTCTAATTCTGTTACATTTACTTGGTCTAACCAACTCATTATTTATCTCCTTTTTCTTTTTTAATAGTTTCTTTTCTAAAAATTTTAAACATTTTTTCCAATTCGATGGTCCTTCTTCTGCATCTCCTCATAGCACTTTTATTATTAACCTTTGGAAGTTCCTCTTCCAATTCTTTTAATTTAGAAATTATTTGATTTACAAAATGTTCTAAAGTTGTGCTATCCATTACTCATCTCCTTTTTCTTTTTTTAATTCAATATTAAGTAATTCGGCTAATTTTTCTTCATTTTTAACCAAGATATAACTCTTGTCATAAGAAAGATCCAAGCATTCTCTTATTTTTGCTTTAATTTCTTCTTCTTTTAATTCTAAAACCATTTTAAGCATTTCTTTATCCATCTTTACTCCTTGTTAAACTTTTCTTGATATTCTTCAAGCTCCATCCAAGCTTTTACAGCTTCTTCATCATCGTCAAACACTCTGACTACCCATTTGTCTTTTAACCAACCGAACACATAATAGAACCAACCATTGTCTGTTTTTAAAGGATGAAAACAGCTTGTTCTTGGTTTGGTCGGTTCTTTATTTAAACGGTTGAATTGTTCTTTTAAATATTGCTTATGTTTATAAGGAATTTTATTTATATCTAATTCAATTTTTCACCTCCTTATCAGATATTACAGTTTTGATTTAATTCGTTTATAATACTATCCTTTTCCTCTTGTCATTTGATTCGTTCTTCAGCCTTTTGCATTAAATGATGTATTTGTTTTAATTTTTCTTCAATTTCTCTTACATTGTTTGCTTCTATTTTAATATTAGAAATTTCTTTTGTTTTTATATTAAAGTCAAACTCTAAATCATTTGTAGCTACTTCGTAAACATCTTCTTTGTTCCATTTTTTATAAAATTTTATTTTTTCTGGTTCATTTTGTTCAAGCTCTTTCAATCTTTTAATTTTTTTATTGATTTCATTAATTTGTTTTTTAAGAACTTCTTTAACGAAATCAATTTCACTTTTTGTTGGTTCTTTTTTTGCAAAAACCAAATCGTTAAAGGTAACTAAAACCTGTCCGCATTTTGTTTTTATTGCTAATTTTTTCCCATTTGTCATATCAAAATGCAAGTCTTTATCCTCTAAAAGATAATCCAAATTTGCTCTTAATCTGATACTCATATTATTCTCCTTTTATTTTATCAATAATTTTTTGCATATCATACAAATCTTCTGTATCTTTATTTAATATCATAATATTCGCATATAGTTTTATCAACTAATGCTAAATCATTTGGAATTAATGTTTTATTGAACATATCCGCTGGACTTTTTGCAATATCTGCATCTGTTCTTTTGTTAGTTAAGAACCAATATCCGTCTTCAGTTCTCATTGATTGCAACACAACTGTAAACATTGCTGGAATATCTACTTTCTCATCAAGCATCTTTCCTATTGTTTTTACTTTTAGATAACCTGTATTTGTTTCTTCAAGATGGTTCACGAAATATACTCTGCAATCTTCTGGTGTGTTTTCACCTGCAACCAAAGCATCATAATAATATTTTCCATTTTCTGTAAATTTATCATATCCTTTTTGAAACGCTGTGTCCATGAAATACTTTGTCATAAAAAATGTTGAATCATCAAGTATGATTCTTTTTTTGCCATATTCATTAGCAAACTTTTCAATAGCTTTTGAAGCTAAATCAGCCCTGTCTATAAAGATATAATCACCTTCTTTTTTTTCGGGATCCCAAGGTTTTAGTTTATTTTTAAACGGTAATGGTTTTTTTAATACTCTTATTAAGAATGTATCTTTATCAAATTTTCCATCTTTATTTAATAAAGTTCTTATACTTGTGCTTTTACCTGTTCCTGAAAATCCTACAATATCTACTAATATTCCCATACTTAATTCCTTTCTTCATTTTTAATTTCATCTTTAATAAAAGAACCAACAAACCATCTGTCCTCTCTAAAAGAAATAATATCTCTTAGCCCAGTTTCTGTTTCTACTTCTACTGAAACCCTATCAACCTTTGGTTCTGATTTAAGGTAATTATTAATTAGAACCAACAGTTCCTTTTGTGTAAGTGTTACTGTCATTTTTTATCCTTTTTACATTTTTCTAATTCTTCCTGCAACTCTTTAACCCAAAATGAAAACCATTCAATACAGTCAATCGTATCATCAAATAACTCATTAATCTCTACTTCATATTCACATACTGTTCTGTCCTCATATTCATCTATTTTCTCATGAAATCTTACAGGTACTGTAAGTTCAAGAATAAATGAGTTTTGGTTCCTTTTGATTAACTCAGGGATAATTGTATCCCTTTCTTCTTTGGCTTTCTCAATAGCTTCATCATAGTCTTCTGCATGAACGGAGAAATAGTATTTGTTTTTCATTTGTTCTCCTTTTTATATTTGTTTAATTTTTCAAATTCTTTTATATAGTCATTAACGTTGTTATTCCAATAATTTTCATTTAATTCTTTAAAAATTTTAATTAAATCTTCTTCATTTTTAATAAGATTCAACAATTGCTCTACTTTTTTGAGATTATTTTCATAAAAAATCAATCCTAAAAGTTTTAAACATTTTTCTTTTTTTTGCATGTTTTATCCTTTCAAAAAAATTTCATAAATAGAACCAAGAGAGAGGATTATTGTTTAAGTTTTAATTTATAAGTTCTATATTGTTCAACTAAATCTGGTATTTTTCTGTTTTTTACCTTTCTGTAATTAATAACAATTTGTGGGTTAATCATATATTTGTCTTTCGATATTTTTACCATCAAATCTTCTTTTTCAAGGGCTTTTAACCATCTGTATAAAGTTCTCATACTTATATTTAGTTCAGAGATTATTTTTTCTTTCTTTATTTCAATAATGTTTTCTTTGTTCATATATCTAAATAAATATTCAATTAATACCATTTCTTTTAGTTTAAAAGCATTAAATAAAGTCAAAAATAAAGAATACTCATTTCCTAATTTAGAACCAACAAGTGTGAATTTGCAATGGTATGGTTCAGAATAATATGGTTTTTTTAGTTCTTTGATGACAACTGTCTTACCCGCCAATTCTGTTGGTTCTACATATTCAACATCATATTGCATTTTATAGCTCCCTTTTATCTTTTTGTGACATATTATAACACATTTTTATTAATTTGTGTCATACTATGACACAAAAAATCTCCGAAAGTCCCGAAAATACGGGATTTTAGAAAAAGTATAATATATATATTATATTTACTCTTCTTCAACTTCATCAAGTGCTTCTTTTATTTCAGAATATTTTGTTCTTTTAGAACCAAACATCAGTTCAACAATTTTCTTAGCTGTTTCCAAATCTACTACAGTTCCATCTTCAATTCCATGTTCTTTAAGCCTTTTTACAAAGTTTTTATATTTAGGATAAAACTCTACATCTGGAAAAACAAAAAGTCTGTATCCTCCAAAATGCCATTTATTTGGGTTATATGTCCAGTAATTTTGATAGTGATCTACGCTAAATATAGCAATCTTTGTTGGCATATCCTTACATTCTACTTCTATATCAAAATCACTTTTCCAGTATTCCTCTACAAATTCCTGTAATTCTTTTACATTACACATTGTTATTCCTTTTACTTTTTGATAAAACACTACCAGTATTGTTTACCATCAATTACTTGAAAACCACATTCTCTACCTGTTGGTTCTGTTTTAACAATATCAAAACCACCCCTTCTTTCACATCTGTATATCTTTATTCTTTCAACTTTATCTAAATCAATGTTATAAGCCTGTATCGTAAAAGCTAAAACACAACCAATCATTTAAAAACCTTTTGTCTTATTGTTAGTTTAATTCTCCTGCAGTCTTTACAATGGTTCTTAATGAAAACTTTTAAGATTTCCTGCTTTTCTCTTTTTGCTTCAGTTAAACTGTCATATATCCCTATGATATAATCATCCATTAACAGAATAAATTTGTTTCTCATTTATACTCCTTTTTCTATATATCTCTTATATTCATTAAAAGTGTTTATACACCATCTGTTTAAGAACCAATCAACTTCTGTATAATACCTCATAGGTTTTTTAAATAAATATAAATCAAATATTGTTTTAGCTAACAAGAATTTAACAGTTTTCATTTTATACCCCTTTAACCAAATTAATAACTAAACTTTTTCAAATTTATCCATATTAACCTCTCTCGTTGGTTCTGTTTAAAGAACTTTCTTTTTTTTAATATAAACATACTATAAAATACATAAACTCAATAGCGTTTTTCTATTGAGTTTATGTAGTGAGATTTTAGGTATCTCTACTGTTGAGATTTGCCTTTTATTTTATTTTTCATTTTTCTAATCAGTTTTGGTTCTCTTAAAGGATAGAACCATAGATATCCTGATACTATTGTGGAAGCTATCATACCAGTAGCTAATCCACTATACGTTCCTGCTGTAAGAACCACAATAATGCCTAGAAATAATAAGTCTACTAAAGCATTTAGTATCATAAACTTTCTAAGTTTATGTAGGATGATTAATAGGTTAAATGCCATAAATACCCCACTTATAATTAACATCATTTTGAACTCCTTTTGTGTAATTATTTACAGTTGATTATGCGTAAGCATAAAAAAAATAGAGTTAAGGCTTAAAGCCCTAACTTATCCAATAATACTTCTTTGCTAATGGTTTCTTCTATTGGTTCTATTTCTTTAGTAGTGATTGAAAAGTATTTAAAGTCTTCACTAAACCAGATTTTACTCATTGTTGTTTCGGTGTCGTTAATCATCCATTCAGTGCTATATCCAGAACCAAACGGTTCTAAGCTAACATTATAGCTTTCTAGTAGTTCTACTATCGCTAATCCCACACTTTCATTGGGTAATTTGATTTTAAGTTTTTCATCTGAAAATAGAAGAATACTATATTCTCTTATACCTAAATCTATGCCAGCTTGTTCATTCCATACGCTTACTACTACTTTTAGATTATCGTCATACAAATGACAGAACACTCTAAATCTGTTTCCATTCACGATACTTTCTTTTACTATATCAGAACTCATTGGTTCTGAATTCAATTCTCTTACAAAGAAGTCTCTTAAGTTATTTACTTTACTTACGTTTCTTTTTACTACTTTCATAGTCCTTCCCTTTTGATTTATTGATTTTTACAACTATATTTAACTACCTGATACTGCACAATAAAAGAGAACTTTGCCTTTCATTTAATAAAGGCAAATTCTCTGATTTTATATACTCTGTATCCTAATCTTTTCATCTCTCTAACCATTCCATTGACTACTACGCGTTGGTTCTTATGATTGATAATGTAGTAGATCATTTTATACTCCTTTAAGTGTTTTTTATTTCGCAAGAAAAAATAAAAAACACGAACACAGAACCAAGTACAGAACCAAGGTAAAAGAATTCTTTTTCACGGACATAGGGGGGGGATCTGATTTTAGAGAGAAGGGGTGGTTTAGATTAAAACCCTTAAATTTTTATAATTAAAATCCAACTATTGATTTCAATAGTCAAGTCACCATAGATTTTTATATTAAATTTTCAATCATTGTTTTTATATAAAATTTTGGATTAGGAAGGTTTGCCTTAATGAACCAACTTCGGAACCAAGGTAATTTAAAGTTAAGTGTAAGAAAGAGGAAAAAGGATGAAAACCTCTTCCACAGGTTGCTTAATCAAGGAGGTAGAATGAAAAAATATTAAGGAGGACTTTATTGTTTATTTGCAACCTGCAAAACTATTATAGTATAATTTACGAACCAAGTAAACAACAAAAGGGATAATATGAAAAAAAGAAATCAGTTTGGCATTACTGTTCACAAAGATATAGGAATGAGATGGAGATAACAAGTGATGAGCTATTAAAACAAATGATTAAATTATACAGACCTAGGACTTGGTTCTTTAGACTGTTGAATAAGGTGTTTAGATGGATATAAAACAGAGACTTGAGAATGCTTCGTTGGTTCTGAAACAATTTAATGAAGACGACTATTTAGAACCAAGTGAAATTGTCAGCATTAGTGAAGATACTGGTGTAAATGATTTAAGTAGGATAGCGAAGACAATTATTTATATCAGGAAAAGGTTCAATGAGAATGCTTCAAGGTATGAGGCTTTTAAGTGTGCTTTTCCTGAAAGATGTGTTGTAACTGATACTGATGCTCCTCTTGGTTCTGAAGAGAAAAAGGTTGGTGATGAATTAGGAAGAACCACGATTGAATTAAAAGCTAAAAGGCTTGAGAATTCAAAGCTCTACAAATATATTGTTTCTACTCTGCATACTAGCCTGTATGTTACATATGCTCTTGACAGGATGAAGGTGCTGGATCTATCTCTTAAGAAGATATTTGACGAAAGAACCAAGGATAGGGATAGAATAGAATATATGAAAACGTTTTTACAGGAAACAAGAAAACCTGAAAAAGCTCAAGAATTAGAACTAAACGTTAATATTCAAAACAATGAGATAAATGTTGTCCAGATTGAAGATAAACTTGATAAAATAGCGAATAGGTTACAAGGATTAGACGCATCTAAAGTTATAGAGATGACATCTAATCAAAGGGAAAAAGATGACTAGGGGTGAACACATGAAGCATATAAATGAATTTGGGATAATAGATTACATAGTTGTAGGCTTTTCGATACTCTTTTCTGGCATTGGTTCTTTTGTAAGAAGAGACTTGTCATCACTTTCCATTAGAAGAAAACTTTCTATGTTGATAATAGATCTCATTGGTTCTACGTCGATAGGAATCACAGTATTTTTATTAGTTTATGGATGGTCTGAAAACATGATACTTAGTGCTGGGATAGCTTCAGCTTTTGGGCATATAGGAACCAGAGGTGTATATTTAATGGAACTCATGATTGCCGATAAGCTCAATTCTGATTCTATGAGAAAAGCTGTGGAGTCTTACTACAACAGAGAGAAAAAACAGTGATTGAAGCATACTACTTCGTGTATTATAGCGCTTTAAGCATAGTTATAGGGGTATGTATCTCTGTGTATGTTATAAAAGACGATTGTAAATAAAATGACAAGGAGAGGAAAATGGGATATAGTTTTGGTAAAACTTCTAAAAACAGATTAAAGGGAGTTCATCCTTCGCTCACGTTGGTTCTGAATAGAGCAATAAAAGAGTCGAAAGTTGATTTTGGTATTGCTTCTGGAGTTAGAACTGCTGAAGAGCAAAATGAAAAATATAAAAAAGGGTTAAGTGAACTTGATGGATACAAAAAAAAATCAAAGCATCAGATCCAAGAAGACGGATATGGTCATGCGGTTGATATCTATATTTGGGATAGAGAAAATAAAAGGGGCATATTTGATTACACAAAAGAAAACGGATGGATGTGGTTAGAAGTCGGAAGAGCTATACTTAGATCTTCAAGATTGCTAAACGTTCCTATTGTCTGGGGGTTAACTTTCAATATAGGAAATGGATATGACGTAGGACATTTTGAATTAAAGGATTGATATGAAAAAAACATTTTATAATGTCACTGAAAAATTGTTATTATTGTTCAACAGAATACCACACGACAAGATCGCCCATATGGCAGTTGGTTCTATTTTGTTTATTTGTTTATTTTTTTTAACTGAAGACATCTTATTTTCATTTGCTATTGTTGTGATAGTAGGGCTTCTTAAAGAAGTTTATGACTCTTTCTCTGAGAACCACACAACAGATTTTTATGATGCTCTTTTTACTTCTATACCAGCTATTACTGCGATAATAGTATATTTAATAAGGACATTAATTGATAGTTGAAAGACAGAGTTATAGTAAGCCGTATGTTCCTAAACACAAAGAAACTGTAAAGTTTTTTGTATGGTTCAATTCTTTTTTTAAAGAAGAAAATAGAAGTGCTGAAGCTCATTTTCAGTTAGTTGACCATCTTCTCTCAAAAGACAAACATAAAGTGGTTATGTGTCATAGAGGTTTGGGAAAATCTGCTCTTACTAAATACAACATTCTTCGTTGGCTCTATCTTGGAAAGAAACCTAACTTTGGAGAGTTTGATTATATTCTTGTTATTCAGGATAGTGTAGCTATGGTTGAGTCCACTTTTGAGACATTACTAGCTCTCATAGAGCAAAGTGATTTAAGTAAGGTTCTTGAGATTAAGAAGAAAAGACTAGGTGATGATCCTACTATCTATGTCTGGCACAAAGAACTTCAGAAAATGTTTTATTTCAAAGGACGTGGTTCTGGACAAAGTTTAAGGGGAACCAATATAGCAAACAAACGTCCTAATATTGTCATTCTTGACGATATTGAAAACGATGAGAAGCATTCTACTAAAGAATCAAGAACCAAGTTAAAGAACTGGTTCAACAATGTAGTTAGACCTTCTATCAACCCTAACAAATATGAGTTTATATTTATTGGAACGCCTATACACGAGGACTCATTGTTATTGGATTTAGTGAGAAGCAAAACTTGGAAAACTATTGTTTTACCTGTTGCAGAGGATTTCCCTCCAGAAGACTGGAATAAACTCATAACTTCTTGGTCTGACAGATTTACGCCTGATTATGTCAGAGAGATCTATGAGGATTTAAAAGACCAGGGAAAAGAGACTTCTTTTTATCAGGAATACATGCTTCAAGTTACGCCTAAAGATGATTTGCTGTTTAACATGGAAAATATAAACTATTACAATATTGATGATTTAAAAGACAAACTTGGTTCTTTGACTTATTATATATCTGTGGACTTGGCAGTATCTGAAAAATCTTATGCTGACTATACCGCAATTAGCGTTGTAGGGATAGATGAGAACAACAACTGGTTCTTGGTGGACGGTTTCTTTGGAAGAATTAAACCTGATGAGACAATAGATAGAATATTTACTTTAGTTGCAAGATGGAACCCTTACGCTGTGGTTCTTGAAAAGGTAGCTTTTCAGCTGTCTATGAAAACGTTTATTCAGAATGAGATGGTTAAGAGGGGAAAGTTTTTCAATCTTCAGATGGTTAATAGAACCAAGGCTAAACTGGCTGTATTTAAAGCTCTACAACCTGTTGTAGAAATGGGAAGATTATGGTTGCCAAAAACTCATATGAAAGAGTTTGTTGATGAGTTAAAGCATGAGATGAGTCTAATTACTAATGATTCTATTCTTGCTAAACATGATGACTTAATAGATTCGTTATCACAATTAACCCTTATAGATATGATTTATGCTGAACCAATAAACTACTCAGACAGTGAAGGGATAGTTGATGAAAGTTTTACAAACCCTTATTTGTTTTAATTTTATTTTTTTGTGTTATAATTCACAAAACCGATAAAGGTAAATAATGGCAATAGATATAAACAATTATAAGGTTTATGTGAGAGATTATGGAATAGAAGATACAGATTTAGCCACGATACTGAATGACGTAATCAGGGAAATAGCTTTTAAGACAAGAATTTTTAAAACTATTATAGGTTTTGAGATTATTGATGGCGTAACTGTATATGACTTTGGCTCTATTTATAAAATAAATATGGCTGAAAAAAAAGATCTATTGTCTTTAGATGTAATAGAGCCAACGCTTGAGGATTTGCTTGAGGCTATGAATGATGGAACTGGATTAGAGGTTCAGGTAAACGAAACTTTAGAGTCTTTTCCAGAGAATAGCCAATTAATTGACGTAACAGATGTTGTTAACGAGAATAGAGAGAGCATATTTGATTTGTTTGATCCCGTAAATGATTTAATCTATGAATATAAGGGAGCGTTTAACGAAGAATCAATTAAAGCCTATGCTATAGGCTCATTTATCCCAGACGTTACACTTGTTGGTTCTAACATAGAAGAAGTTATAAAACCTGCCTTAATAGCTGGTGTAAAATATTATCTTTCTTCTAACTATACTAATGCTCAGAACTTACAGCCAGTTGTTTCAGACTTTCAGAAATGGAACAATGAGATTAATCTTCTTATGAGCAAATACCCTTATTACAATTCAAAACTACATAAAAGGGCTTGGTTATGACAGTTCAACAGTTATATGATTTTATGAAAACGTATATAGATAAGAAAATTGATTCAACTATTGATATTTTAAATACTTTACTATCAGACAACAAGGTAAAAGAAGTTGGTTCTAATATAAACAATGTTAGAAGTGTTGCTGACAATTTGACAGACATTAATACGACCGCTGGTTCTATCACGAATGTGAACACTGTAGCTACAAATATAGATAACATTAATAATGTTGCAATCAACAAAAATAATGTTAATACGGTTGCTAATAATATAACGAATATAAGCACCGTTGGTTCTAATATTACAAACATAAATAATGTTGCTAACGATTTATCTAATATAGATAAGGTAGTTAACGACATTGATAATGTTGATACTGTTGCCACAAACATTGATAATGTAAACACTGTGGCATCAGTAAAAGATGATATTCTTACGCTAAACGATAACTATTCGATTTATCATACTGATGTAAATCTTGTTCAAGCGTATCTTAATGTAGATCTTGGTTCAGCTACAATAGATACAAACGGACATTTGCTAGTCACGCAAATAGATGCCTCATCTGCGCCGTCTATAAGCGATGATGGCTATCTTGTTATAAACTACAATTAAAAGGAGTAAAGTTTGGGAACTTTAAACTTGGGAAAGGTTAGAATAACCTTTGGCGGAGAATGGGATAGCTCAAAAGATTACGAGCTTTTAACCATCGTGAATAATAGCTATGGTGTGAAGTATATCTCAAAACAAAATGTTCCAGCTGGAACCCCATTGAGCGATAATGCTTATTGGGAGCCAATAAGTGGTGATTTTGTTGAACAATATCAGGGGGCTAAAACTGAAGACCCTACAAAAAGAAACGATGGTTCTTCTTTACAAGAAGGTGATTTGTATTTTAATACAACAATAAATAAAATGAAAGCATACGATGGAACATCGTGGCAATTAGCTTCATCTGCTATAAATGGAATGGTTAAAAAACAGACTTGGACTGGTGATGGAACCACAACCTCTTTCAGTGTAACTGATGGTTATGATGCTAATTATGCTGAGGTATATGTTAATGGTGTGAATGTTACTCAGGATGTGGATTTATCTGATGGTCAGAATGTGAAATTTGATACAGCCCCTGCTGATGGTGATGAGATATTAGGCGTGTTCTTTGGTTCTTTTGTTTTAGCTGATTGCTACACAAAGGCTGAAGCTGATAATACTTTTGTGAATAAAAACGATTATGAAGATATTGATGTAGTTACAAAAGTAGAGAACGTAGTAGGCGAATTGGTTAAAACAACTGGAGCAGAGGTTGTCAAGAAAGATGATAGCTGGATAAAAAACCAAATTACCGCATGGGTTGTGTTTGATGGAATGAATGGAACTATTGAAGATAGTTATAACATAAGTAGTGTTATAAGAAATGACACAGGAGTATATACAATTTATTTTGAGAATGAAATGGATAATGCAAATTATGTTATTTTAGGAACACAAAGAGATGCTAATGATGATGATGCATTACAACATATAGCACAAAAGTCTGAAGATATTAATACGACTACCTATTTTAGGGTGAGAAGCAGCTATTCTTCTAGTCTTTATGATAGTTCAATGGTATATATTTTAGTATTAGGAGGCAAACAATGAAGCTAAAATACTTTTATAAAACAGAAAACAATAAATTAATAAAAGGAACAGGATACGAAATCCCTGATGGTTTCACAGAATATGATAAAGACAATCCACCTCAAGATTTTCTGGATTTACAGAATCAAGAATTATTTGAGAAAGCTAAACAAGAGAAAATATCTGAAATAAACAAAATAGCACAAGAAAAGATAGTTTCAGGGTTTATTTCATCCGCACTTGGTTCTAAACATTTATATCAATCAGAACCAACAGACCAGATTAATCTCTTAGGTGTAGTTCAAACAGCACAATTAACAAATGAGAATCAACTATTCAAATGTTCGCATGATAATGGGCAGACTTGGGAATATAAAGAACATACACCTGAACAAATAACTCAAGTGTTAAAGGATGGTAAAGATATTAAGATAGCTATATTAGAGAAAGCTAATCAGTTAAAGCAACAGGTTAAACAAGCTACAACAATAGATGAGGTCAATTCAATAAGCTGGAAAGGAGAATGATATGAGCAAAGCTTGGAATGCTTCTCAATTACCCAACATAACTCAATCTTTTATTGGGTTTAAAAACAAAATTATAAATGGAGATTTTAGTGTATGGCAAAGAGGATTGAATTTTTCTATTACAAATAGCAGTTCTATTTATCATGCTGATAGATGGTATAGTAGTATCTGGAAACATTCAAGCGGTAAGTTGAATGCCAAGCCCGATAATACTGTTCCTTCTGGAAATGTTGGAATAAATTTGATAGCAAATAATGATGATAATGATAATGCTTTAAATTTAGACGAAAGTAATTTATCTGAGGCAACTGGTATAATGACTTTAAGATATATATTTGAAGGGTATCATTTATACAATGAGATTAAAAATGGCGACTATATAACAATTTCATTTTGGTTTAAATCAAATGTTGCAGGCACATTTAGTGTTGCATTAAGAAGAGTGTATGGGGCTGACGATAGCGGCAACGATATTGGATATAGTTATGTCACAGATTTTGAGTATGATGGAAGTGAAACTTGGAAAAAAATAAGTAAAACAATCAATTTTGATTCCTCTTTATTACAACAATATAATCATAGAGATGAACAAATAGGAATTGAGCTGCATATTGCATCATATTTTCCGTCTCATATGGCAAATACTACAGATAAGTGGGTAGATAGAACTGACGGCGTGCATAATACAAAGTTTGTTCCTATTTGTAGTAAAAATGCAACAAAATGGTACACAACTGCTGGAAACCACATTTCAGTAGCTGATGTTCAATTAGAAAAAGGCACTATAGCTACTGATTTTGAACAAGTGCCTTTTGACGTTCAACTACATAGATGTAGAAGATATTTTTTTAACACCATGTATCCACATTTCAGATATGATTGGTTAGATGGGGCACTAACCACGAGTGCTATATCCACTGTGAATTTCACTGAAAGAAGTTATTATCTTAAAAATAAAATGAGAACCACTCCTTCAATAACAGTGTATGCGTTCGAGACAGGGACAGTGGGGAAATATAGAGACAGGACCGATGGTGTTGATGCTGGTACCCCAACGATAGGACCAGAAACAAATACCGGTGAACGAGTATACTTTTATGATCATCAAGGTGGATTAACAAATGAGCATCTATATACTTGGCATTTTACAGCAGATGCTGAAATGTAAGGAGTAATGAATGAAAGTTAAAGAAATAAGAGATATAGAAACAAATAAATTAACAGGATATTTATTAAACGGAACATTAGTACCTTTAGATAAATCCAACAGACATTATCGAGAGATACAAGAATGGATAAAAGAAGGTAGCCAACCTGATCCTGCATTCACAGAAGAAGAGAGATTAGAATATTTCAAAAACAAAAAGATAAACTATCTCAAACAAATGAGAGACAAACTTGTAAATGAAATAGCCGTAACATTAGAATCAGGTGAGTATCTCGATGGAAATGAATTGGCTCAGACAAGAATGAGTAGGGCTATACAAGCATTACCTGATGATACAACTACATTAGATTGGATAGATACCAATAACAACACTATTCAATTAACTAAACCTAAATTTAAAGAAGCATTGGTTCTTGCAGGACAAAAACAAACGGAAATCTTTACCAAATTTAATTCCTTAAGAGAGCAAGTTAATGATGCCACATCAGTAGAAGAAATAGAAAAAATTAAATTTACATAGGAGATGAGAAATGATAGAAATCACATTAACAAGTAAACAAGAATTAACAATGGAGATAAAAGCCAAAGAGCTATATCTTATTCATAACTGCAAGGTGGTTCAGAATCAAAGCGACTCATATTTATGGATAGGAGAAAAAGAATTAAACAGTGAGAACAGAGGTTTGATTCTTATGAACAGTGAATTGTATATAGCTGAAGAACCAACAGATGTGTATATACTAAGCCACTATTCTGATATAACAGTATGGCTGAGAGGAGGCGAATGATGGGAAAAGTTATAAATTTTAGCAATCCGGCAAAGCTAAAAAACAAAATTGGACAAAAACGTTTTGAATGGTTTAGTGATTTTTTATTTTATACAGACAAACCGTCTATACAAATGTCGCCTTTGAGAATTTTTACAAAAGAAAATGCATTGTGGATGGGGTACTGGGTCGCCCCAGGGTATTTAAGAATAAGGCTGGATTACACACAAGAAGCGGGACAAAGTGCAGTTTCCTTCGGAGAATACTGGACGTTTCCCGCAAAAGATGTAGAATATAGGATAAAAATCAAATTTTTACAAAATTTAGAAAAGTTTGATTTAGCGTTTGGAAATATAACAACACGTCCAGAAAAATATGATTTAGATACAACAGATAGTAAAGAGTTTTTTATACGATTTAACGCAGGAGATGTGACAGTAAGAGAGGAGGGCAATAATATAGCCACAGGGTTATCTTTTACAAACGGGGATGAGATAGAGTTAAGATTTTACATAACTACAAAGAAAAAAAACAAAATAGAGATTTGGAAAGAAGGAGCAAAGATATACGAATATTTAAACGCAATAACGCATATAAGATATATGTTGCCGACTTTTATTTGTAAAAATATATATTCTTCTTCAGATGCGAGTCCAGCAGACACTGTATTAATTGATTATCTCTACTGGGCAGGAGATGTAAGATGAATGAGTTAATTTATGCATACGAAATAGCAAAAACACAAAAAGAAAAATTAACTATTTTAAAACAAATAAAAATAAAAGAACTAAAACATAGATTTTTAGAAACTTTAAAAAAAGGTTATGTAACAAGTGTATCTGAAAATAGATTCTACTCAGAAGAACGAGACATAAGTAAGTTAAAAAATGCTTATGATCTGGCTATCGCAGCTGGAGTTGATATTATGAAAGTAAAAACTCTTGATGGAAGAATTGAATTAAGCGTAGACAATATTAAACAAGTTCTATTAGAGCTTGGCGAACACTATCAATCACAACTACAAAAGTTATGGGATTTAGAAGAACAAGTCAATCAGGCACAGACAGAAGAGGAAGTAGAGGCTATCAAATGGGAAGGCTAAAATATTCAGATTTTAAGCTACGACCTCTTAGGAATCATAAGTTTAAACTGCTAGAACCGGTTAAATACAATAACACATTGGTTCCTAAGGGGTTCTATACAGACGGAGCTTCAGTGCCTCGTGTATTTTGGTCACTGTTTCCGCCTAATAGAACAGACTACCTTCCATGTGCTATAATACATGACTATTTATGTGATTTAGAAAGATACAAAGAAGCTGATAAAATTTTTGAAGAATGTTTAAAAGATATAGCTATACCTAAATGGCAAAGATGGTTGATGGTTAATGCTGTGATTCTATATCACAAAATAAAATACAGAAAGGAATATAAATGATACCATTAGTTGGTATGCTGGCTTCAGCAGGATTGGATCTTGTAAGTAAGTTTATAGACACAGGTAAGGATAAAGCAATAGACGTGATAAGAGAAAAAACTGGAATTGATTTATCCAGAAAAGAACCAACAAACCAGGATATTCAGAAACTAAAAGAGTTTCAGGAAAAAGAAAGAGATTTTATTCTTAAACAATTAGAAATATTTGCTAAAGATAGAGCTAATGCGAGACATATGCAAGAAGTAGCTCTAACTCAGGATGGTTGGTTCGCTAAGAACTTTATATATTTATTCGCATTCTTTTGGTCTATAGTATCTGGAGTATTTATTTTTATGGCAATGACATATGATATACCTCAACAGAACCAACGCTATGTAGATACTATCATAGGCTTTCTGATGGGAACTATAATCAGTGGAATAATCACTTTTTTCTATGGAAGTTCCCTTGGTTCTAAAGAAAAAACAAGACTATTAAAGGATAAATAATGGCTTATGATATTGAGCAGGTAAAAACAGTTTACGATGAGCTTACAGCAAAAGTAAAAGCAGATTTAGATGAACAATTTAATAAAGGAAGATTAAAGGGAACCGATTATGCTAATGTGTATTCAAATTTGATGAATACAGTGGTTCAGTTAGCTTTTGAATCTCCGTTAAAAGAAGCTCAGGTAAAACAGACAGATGCTCAAACCGAACTAATTAACTCTCAAAAAATACAAACAGAAGAACAAACTAAATTGATTAAAGAGCAAGAAAATACTGAAAAAGCAAAACAGTTACAGCTTGAAATACAAACAGCACTTATTGGTTCTCAAAAGGAACAAACAGATGCCCAAACTAATGAAATTAATGCTAGAAAAACATTAATAGAAAAACAAATATCAGATCAAGAATATGTAACCCAGTATATAAGAACGGAAGAATATAATAATCTCAAAAAAGATGCTGAACTAAAAGTTTCCCAAACTAATGAAATTAATGCTAGAACAGATTTAACTCAAAAACAAACTTTAGACCAAGAATATATAACATCTAACATCAGACCTACTGAAAAAGATTTAAACATTTCTAAAAAACAAGAAATTGAGGAACAAAAGAACACTCAAGTAAAACAACAGGAATTACTTGAGAGACAAACAAGAGGCTTTGATGATAACTTTAGGTTTAAGCTTTTTGATTCGCAAATGAATGCATGGGCTATGATGTTTAGTTCTGGAATGCTGGAAAGTAAACCAACAATAATAACTAATGACGAATTATCCAGTTTGTATAACGACATAAGGACAAATATTGGTTAATTTCAGCAAAGAAACTTTGAAATACTTTAGATCTCTAGGATTAGAACCAACGGAGTGTTTTGTTGGTTCTTTTACAAGACTAAAGGAGTATGTTTCATTGTGTAAATATATTGTTATTATTGATAGAGATAACTATATTAACTTTTTTACAGTTGAAGGAATGGATTGTAAGTTTAAGATATATTCTATTGTAAAAAAGCTAATTGCTAAACATAAGCCATTATGTAGAACCAACAACAAGAGGTTATTGAATCTATTTAAACATAAACTTGTTGGCTCTGATGGAATAAATAAAATATATAAGTTGATAGGATAGTCTAATGGGTGGAGCTGTTAGTTCTTTTGTGGATTTTGTAGGAGGAGCTTTTGAAGAGACTGTTACTTTTAGAGACTTGGGTGTATTTAGGATACTTGACAGTGATAAAGATATGTTTAGAGCAAAACTTGTAAATGAGTTTGCCAAATGGGTTAAAAGCAGAAAAGGAAACCCCTTAAATAGGTTGATATATGAAAAAACAATGCTTATGGCTAGAGGAAGAACAAAAGCATTAGGCTTTACAGCAAATGCTGAAGGAACGATAAAAACTATCACTGTCAAAAACATAGAAGAAGCTTTATCCAATAAATACAGAAAGACAATAAGTATAAAAAAGAAGGAAGAATCCACTAATGAATATAGATGTGTTTGTAGCTTTTACAAGGTTAATTTTTCAAATCTTTCTTTAACAGCGGAGAAAATCTGTTCATTGGCGGATGGCATATTAATAGATTCATCTTTGGATACGAAATGGATAAAAAAAAGTTGCTTAAGTGGAGTTTATACTGAGGATTCTTGTTCAGATATAGATTATGATTGCGATGGAGGTAAAAAATATATATTTGAAATAACAAAAGAAATATACTGGTCCACTACTGTGAAATCTTATTTATACTTCTTTATAAAAGAGTTTAAAGAATATGTTGATAATAAAATCAGAGATTTTGGCTCTTCGCAAGTTAATGAAGATATAGGTATCTTTACATATGAAGATAATGTATTTCCATTCTTTTATAATGGTGATCCATTGATGGTTAAAACTGATGATAACAGCTTCTTATCAGTTGATAAAAGTAAATCAACATATTATTTTTATAATCTAAAGAACCAAAGTGTTGAGTCAATTACAACAGAAGAAGACACAGACTCAATAACATTATCTGATGATAAATCTTATAGCATTATTAGCGTAAAAGTAAACAATGAAAATGTATCAAATTATTATACGATAGGAAAGTTTCCAGTAACCGTAAAATTCAACGAAGAAATCGGTAAAGATTCAGATGTAGAGATAGAATATAAATTCATTGATTTAAATAAAAAAGACACTGAAGTATCTATAAACATACCAGTCAATAAACAGGCTATAGCTTGTATTTGCGAAGATGAAGAAGGGAACGAAATCAATGAAGTTTTCTATCAAGATGACTATTTGGAAATAATAGGCGGAAATGAGTTTTTGTTTATTCCTTTAAAACAAAGAGGAAAATTTGTCAATACAAAACCAAAATATAGAAGATTGTTAAAGGACATGGGAATAGAACCAGATATGTTAATAGATGGAAATGACGAGTCTGATGGCATTGGTTCTGCTTCAGTAAAGGAAGCTGTAATAACAATAGGAGCTTCATTTGGAGAAAGATTCGATGATACGCTTAATATGCTTTACGGGAGAACCAACGAGGAGAAGAAGAGCGTAACAATAGGTGATGGGACAACTGACATAACGTTTTTTAATGGGGAAAACTGTTATGTCAACAATAACACAGATGAACACGCAACAATATGTAATCCAGCAAGAAAAATGAAAATGAAAATTGGCGATAACTCATATTATACAAACAATAATTATGATAATGGGATATTCCCTGTGCCAATCCAAGCCTTTATGGAACGCTCAAAGCCCTTGAGAGACTTTTATAATAATTATAAACATAATATCGTTATGTTTGTTTACGCCAGTGAATCAACCAAACTTAAGTTTTGGCAAACATCCATGTTTCAATTTCTTACATTTGCAATAGGTGTTTATCTAGCTCCAATAACTACACTTGTGTCATTGTCTGCTTCATCATTGCTTAACAATAGTGATATTGGTGATAGGACTAAACTTTACATACAAATTGCCATAATAGCTTATGGAGCTTATTCATATTCAGGATCAACGATAACAACAACAATTAATTATGCCTTATCAGCAAACAAGATGTATTTGCTCATATCACAATATCAAATAGCTCATAATATAGAGGAATACAACAAGAAAACACGAGAATTACAAGAACAACTAACAAACAATAATGATGGAGTTAGAATATATATGCCTTTTGAAAACATTGATGAATTTTATAAAATGTCAATAGGCGAATATGATTATGATTACGATAAATATTTTAAACTATAGAAAAGGAACAATATGAATAAAGAGCAAATCCAAATATCATATCAGGAAGCATCAGAATACAAAAGTGAGCTTAATAAAAAGATTCAGGAATGGTTGGATCTATACGATGGAAAGCCATTAGGAAACGAAGTTGATGGCAGAAGCAAGATAGTATGGAAACTTATCAAAAAACAAGGTAAAACATTATCGGCAAATCTTGCCAAACCTTTCCTGTCTTCGGCGAATATAGTTTCCTTAGAACCAAGAACCAAAAATGATGTCATTAAAGCAAAGATAGACGAAAAACTTTTAAACTATTTCTGGGATAAAGAGTTTAACAAGGTTAAGTTTATAAACACTCTTACTGACATTCCAGTAAAAGAAGGGACAGCTTTTATATACATTTCTTGGGATAAAGAGGTTGTAAAAAACGAACAGACTGTCTCAGTTCAAGATCCAAGCGTTCTAAACAGATTTGTTCAAAAAGGGGCTAAAGTAACTCAAACTGAAGATGGAAAACATAAAATAACTTTTGAGAAAGTTATTAGAAACAGACCTCACTCTCAGATAATTCCTAATGAAGATATTTTTACAGATCCAACAGCTTACAGTATAGACGAATGTAGATATATAATAGTTAGGTATCCTACAACAAAAGAGGACTTATTATCAGACCCAATCTATAACAAAGAAACGGTTGAAAAGTTTTTCAGTAAACAGAGTCACACTGTTGGTTCTGAATCAGCAGATGATTTACACAACAGAGATTTGTGGCGACTAGATGAGGAAGATAACAAAGATAAGAACCAAGACAAAATCTATGTATATGAATACTGGTATAGAGAGAAAGGGAAAATTAAAATCAAATTCTTTTTGTCAAGCTCTACAACAGATGTAGAGGTTATTGGTTCTAAAGACTATGACTTTAACTGGTATCCTTTTGTAGAAGTTCCTCTATTTGACAAAGAGTTCTCAATCTGGGGCGATGCTTTAGCTGAGCTGATAGCCGATGAGCAAAAATTTATGACTTCTATTGTTAGGGGTGTTATTGACAATATGTCTATGTCAAACAACGGAACCAAGTTCGTTAGAAAGGGGGCTTTAGATGCTATTAACTACAAAAGACTTATGAGTGGGCATCCAGTTGTAGAAGTTAACGCTACTGGCGTTCCTTTAAATCAGGTTGTAGTGGATGGGCATTTTAATGAATTACCATCAAGTGTTTATAATATGCTACAAATCATAGAGAACCAAGCAGAAGGATTAACAGGTGTAAATAAAACTATGACTGGTATCTCTGGGAAAGAACTCAACTCACCAGCTTCTAACTTCCAGTCTATGATGAGTCAAGCCCAGGTTAGACTTTTAATGTTTACAATCAACATTCAAGACGGATTAAGAAGAGTATTCTGTAAATGGTTACAAATGATGATGAAATATTTATCTGATGAAGAGATAGAGAAAATAACAGGAATAAACATTCCTGAACTCAAAGCTAAAGAAACAATGAAACTGGCTAAAGAGTTTGGTGTAGACGAATTACCTGAAGACGTTAAACAAAAAGCTATGTTGTTAATAGCTAAAGAGGTTGAAGATATGTTTAACAGAAGCGACAGTAAATACGACATTAAATTCAGAGTTGGAACAGACGGATTGAAGTCTATTAAAATTAATCAAATCAACATGCTTATGCAGCAGGCTGGTTCTTTAGTTCAAGCTGGAGCTTGTCCACCAGACGTAGTTCAGAAATTGTTAGCTAAGCTTACAGAACTTCTTGAATATCCTGAATTAGCCGATGAGATAGCAAACTATCAACCTCAACCAGATCCAATGGCTCAACAAATAGCTCAAGCTCAATTAGCTAAAGAAATGGCTGAAGCTAAAAAATCTGAAGCATTGGCTCAAAACGCTTTGGCAAGAACCAAGCAGACAGAGGTTAAAGCTCAGAAAGAAGCTCTTAGCGTTGATGCAGATATAGCTAACAAATACGCTGACGTATTAAACAAAGTAAAGGATAAAAATGAATAGAGAATCTATTTTTAGACTTTTGGAAAATGAAGATTTTAAAGAAATCATTATAGACAGGTATCTTGGTTCTGATATCCAAGATATCGTCTTTAATGAGAATTTAGATAACGAAATAGTTAAAGATAAGCTAAAAGCAAGACAAAATTTAAGAGCTTACTTTGATGGGCTTATAAATTCTGCTACAATTAGCGAAGAAGACTTACCAAAAATAAAAGGAGAGTAAAACATGGAAAAAGAGTTAAACACTTTGGCTACTCCTGTTCCTGATACAGAACTGGACGCTAATGAGACTCTTGGTTCTGATGAAAACACTTTAGAAGAGCCGACAGCTCAAAGCGAAGAAAACAGCATTCCTCAGACAGAGGAAACTGATACTGAAGAAATCCAAACTGAAGAAAATCCTCAAACAGAGGAAAAAGACGAATATGACGAAATCTGGGATAAAGACTTAGAAGAAGTAGATCTTAAAGATCTATCTCAACCAGAATCAAAACAAGATGAGGAATCTTTAGAAGAAGAACCAACAGAAGAAGAATCTCAAAAAGAAACAGAGGTTGGTTCTGAAGAAGAAGAAAAAGAACAGCCTAACGGCGTTGTAATAACCAGACCTCTTAAATACAGAGGTAAAGAGATTTGGGTTAAGACTGAAGAGGAAGCTATTGAACTTATGCAGAAAGGTTTGGATTATTCATTTAAGATGAACAAAATCAAGCCTCTAAGAAATATAGCTTCCATCATAGAAGAATCTGGTTTAGAACCAGAGGATGTTAAAGCCTTAGCTGATGCTAAACAAGGCAAAGCTGAAGCAATCAAATACCTTGCTAATAAATTTGGTATAGAAACGGAATATGAAGACGATATCTTCACAGAAGAAGAACCAACAGGTGAGGAATACAAACCAGAGGTTCAACAGGAAGATCCTATAAAAGAGTATTACTCAGACTTAACGAGAAGAGATCCTGAATTAGCAGGAAAAGTATCTAAAGTCTGGGATACTCTTGATGAGACTTTCAAGGTTGAGCTATACAATCCTGAAGTATTCCCTGCATTCGTTGGTTCTGTACAAACAGGAGAATTTGAAAAAGTACTGCCTGAGGCAGTTAAGATAAAAGCTCTTAATCCTGCTTTAAGCTGGATACAGGCTTATCAATATGCTGTTCAGAACGTTGGTTCTATTGAGAATAAACCTCAGGAACCAAGCTCTGTGGTTAAACCTAAAAGACCACAAAAACAAAGAAAAAGACAAAAAACAATCGAAGAAACTTACGATGAGATTTGGAATAACAAATCTCTCGAAGAATTAGAAAAAGAAATATTCGGATAAGGAGATAAACAATGGCAACAGTTACTTATGGAACACAAGGTTCAGGATTAGGCGCAAAACAACAAGCATACGTTGATAAATTAATGGCTACTGAAGTAGCACAAAAAACAATCTTTGATAAATTTGCTACAATCCAAAAAGCATTACCTCAAAATAACGGAACCAAGATTACGTTCAGAAAATGGGTTCCAATGAAAGATTTAATGTTAGCAAATAGCATTTACACAAACTATACAGAAAATGATGTAGCCAATGGAGAGGGAATTGCTACGCTAGTTAATAAAAACGCATATCAAGATTTCATTCTTCCAGAAGGAAGTTCAGGAACAGAAAAAGGGCAAATGAAAGTTGTAGAACAATCAACAGATGTGTTTCCTATTGGGGCATTTATGACTGTAACTGAAGAGGTTAAAACATTCCATGATATGTATACAATTTCTGAAAACGTTAGACAATATAGTGATGTTGCGTCTCTTATTATTGATGGTTTTTATAGAGATATTATGATTAATGCTGCTGGACATCTTGTTGATATTACAGGAAACACTAGCCCTGATGACAATGCTACAAGTGGTTCTATGTCTAAAGCAATTAGAAAAATCTCTCTACAGTTAAGACTATCTGGTGCTAAATATGTAAGCTCTATTCTTGCATCAAGCCCTAACTACAAAACAGAACCAGTATGGGCAAGATACATTGGTATTGTTAACACACTAGCTGGTGATGCTTTAAGAGACAACCCTGATTTTATTCCACTTGAAAAATACGCTACTGGTTCTGTAAAACCTTTAGAGGGTGAAATCGGTATGCTTAAGGACGTTAGAATTATTGAAAACGAAAACATGCTTATTGAAGAAGACAGCGGAACATATACAGGATATATGTTAATTCTTGGTAAAGAGCATACAGCTAACATTCCTGTAAGAGGTAAAAAAAGAATTGAAGTAATCGTTAAAGGATTAGGACAAAACGGTGACGATCCCCTTAACAGAGTTGCTACTATTGGATGGAAATCTTGGTTAGGTGCTTCAACTATTTACCCTGAAAGACTTGGTTTAGTTAAATTCCATTTTGACGTTTAATTAAACAGTGAGAACCCTTAGTTGGTTCTCACGATTTAGTTAAATTAAAAAAAACAAAAGGAGAATTTATGGCAAAAGCTAAATCACAAGACGGTAAAGTTAAAGTCATAGTTAAACCAGCAACAGATAATGCTGATAGAGAAGGTTTTGTAAAAGTTAATGGGAAGATTATCCCTTTTGATATTCCTGTGATAGTGACTGAAAACGATGTTAAAGCTATTGAAAGAATCAAAGAACCAAGAAGGGTTAATAGCAAAACAGATCCAAGAGTTATCATGGAACAGTTGAGAATCTCTCAAGAAAAAGCTAACAGGATAGCAAGATTACAGGAAAAAGAAAATCTTAATGCATCTGTTAGATATGTAAACAAATATTTCGTAAAAGTTGTTTAAACAATAGAACCACTCTGTTGGTTCTATGATTTAGATAACTTATAAACTCTACAAAGGAACAAAGATGGGACAAATATGCGATGCAAACGGAAGCTGCTACACCACATTAGCTAATATAAATACTGAAGTAAATCCCTTTGTAACCAATACTAACTTATTAACACAGAACCAAACAACTATGTTGCCAACACCACAAGTTGCTAATACGGTATTTAATCAAGACTACTATTATCAACAACAACATCCTGAATATGCACTATTAAGTAAAATGTCTGAAAATCAATATGCACAGCAAAACAGTTTTGAGAACAAATACCTTAAACCTCTAAACACAGGAATATCAACTCTTGGTACACTTGGTTCTTTATACTTAGGCTTTAAACAATACGGATTAGCTAAAAAACAATTAGGAATAGCAGAAGAACAATGGAAAAGAACCAAGCAGGAATTAGACAGAATACAAAATGTTAGAAAAAAACTTACAGACTCATACATGAACTCTTAAAGGAATCAACATGCGAAACCCATATATGGAAGCATTAGCACAGGGCGGTTCTGTAGCTAATCAAGGAATGGCACAAGCCTCTAACACGTTAAACTCAGTAGCTAATATATTCAACTCTTCAGCTTCTCTTGCTCTTAAAATGAATGCTCTATTAGAACAGGAAGAAGCAAGGAAACAACAGGAATTATTGCAAACAGCACAGTTTATGCATAATGTTCAACAAGATGAATTTATGAACAAAATGAAAGAGAAACGATTTGAGTTAGATAGGCAAAGAGCAGAATCAAGTATTAATTATCAGAACACCTTATCAGACACTATAAAAGAAAAACAAAACGTTTTATCTTCTCTTCAAGAGAAAGGTATCAGACTTGGCTCTGACGGACTATATCATTCAAGCGATGGTTCTATATATGAACCAACAGCTGTTGAAGCAAGCCTGTTAAATTATAAGCCGCCTAAACAAGCTCAATTAAAACCTTCAGAGCTAACGGGAATAAACGCTATTAACTGGGTTAAGAACAACAACGCAATAATAGACTATAAAACAGGAAAAGTGTTCAATAAAAATACAGGAAAAGAAATATCTCAGGTTCCTATAGATGTGTTAAAATATTATGAACTTGACAAATACAAACTAACCAATAAAACTGGAAACACACTTGGTTCTTTAAAAGATCCAACAACTCTATCTAACGTTCTTCCTGAGATTAGTAAAATATACATGAGCGATATGAACCCTTATGAGAAAATAGCAAAAATGAATGAAGTAAGCACGGCTAATGGGATCAACCTTTCAACGTTAGCATTGGCCACAAAGAAAACAAATCCAGAGCTATATGGATACATAGTGGAAACAACAAAGGACGCTTACAAACAAGCGTTGCTTGACGGGAACACAAAAATCGCTAACGAACTTGGTTCTCAGTTAAATGCCATAAACCCTAAAGCATTAAAAGAAGCTGACAATGACATAAAAGTTGATTATACGGTAAAAACAAGTCTCATTCCCGAAATAATAGAAAACTCTAAAAAGTCTGACAATGAGAATCTATGGGGTGGAAGCTTTTTCTTAACAGAAAAGTTTAGTAAAGAAGAGCTTACTTCGATGTTAAAAGAAAAACCTTATCTTGCATTAATGGTAGGCTTGACAAATGATATTAACAGAGAAGCCACGTTATTCAATTTTTCAAGATGGTTTAAGACATCCAAAAAAGCAACTCTCTCAAATATGATAAGCAAAGATTTGGGGCTTGATCCAATAGATTTTGACTTCTTATCAAAAGAAGGAATAATATCCAAAAAAACAATAGAAGAAATGCGAGAATTAGCAAATCAATATAATAACACATATATAGATTCAATGTTTAATTCTTCATATAGTGACAGTCCTATCAAAGACGACACAGACATACTATCGGCACAGCCTTCTTTAGACACGAGAACCACTGTTCCAACATTAAATACAATACAGGACTTTTCAAATAAAGAATTAAGAACAGATATTAATAAATATAATAAGTCAAAACAAAGACTGGTCCAGCTATTTAAAAAAGACAAATTGGATGTAGCATACAAAAAAGTCCAAGATTATTTAAGGCAAAGATATGCTCATTATATAACATATGGAAACTTAGACCCTAAGACAGCCTATAAAAACGCAAAAGAAGAGACATTTAAACATTTTGACAAAAAAACTCTTGGAAAAGCATTATTATTCACATACTTTATGATAAAAAAAGAACAAAACAATATAAATAAATAAGGAATTCATATGGCTAAAAACGTTCTTCAAAACGCCTTCTTCGATGCTGTCTCAGAACTTTCAGAAGAAGAAAAGAAAAAAACAACTGAAGCCTTCAAAGAAAACGCAAATCCTAAATTATCAACAATTCAAAAAACGCTTCTTCCTATAGCACAATTCACTTCAGGACTAAACGCTTTGGCTTCTTCACTATCAGGAACCATAACACCTGAACAAGTAGAGGCAAATCAAATAATACAATCACAGGAAACATCAGGTATTCCTGAATTTGTCGGAAACTTCGCTCTTGGGTTAGGGACTTTTAAAGTCTCTTCTCTTGCCGTAAGCTCTTTATTAAAAAATAAAACATCTTCTGTTCTCCTAAAAGAGCTATTCGCAATAAGTGCGGACTCAACGCTAAATGCTGTTCCTCTTTCGTTGGAACCAACGACAAACGGAAAAGATGTAAGAATAAATAAAGATGTTTTGTTGGCTAACGAGGTTGCTATGACAGGTATGGCATTGCCTTTTGTTGCAAGAGACGTAGTCAAATCAAAACAAAACATTCCTACACTTGGCTCTAAGTTAAAAACAGATAAAGAAGAAAAAACAATAGATAAAGCAAAAAATCTTTTCAAAAACCTTAAAGAAAAATCTAAACAAAAAAGAGAGTCTGTTTTCGGTGAACCAACAAGAGATATGATAGATTTTGATAGCAATGGAAAAGCTGTATATAATAAATTCACATTACCTAAAGAAGTTGGCTCTAAAGAAGAATTATTTAAAGACCTGAAAAATAATCCTAACTCATTCTTAGAAAAAGCAAAATATGTCTTAATGCATAATAAAGAAACATTTTTTGATGATATCAAAATAAACAAGAACCAACCTACTGGTGGTGAGACAATAAAAGACGGTGATAAAACTATCTTATCTATAAACCCTGACAAAATTAAAAATCCTGATGATTTGATTGATGTATTGGATCACGAGGGAACTCATAGCAAGACATTTGAAAACTCAAATATAGAACCAACAGATACATTGTTACACGAGTTTACAGCTTATTCGTCCAACATTATAAAAGATATAGAGGAAGGAAAAACAGATAAAGCCAAAGAAAAGCTAAACCTGTTTAAGCAATATTCTGACAAGGCTGAACAATTAGGTTATCCAAAAGAAGATGGACAAGGGCTGTACAATTTATTAGATTCCTACATTAAAGAACCAACAGAGAAGAATAAAAACAAAATAACAGGATTGTTATCAGATATAAACAAAGAGCTTGGTTCTCAAAAAGATATGGTTGATTTTGTTGATAACAAACCAAAATATATTGATACAGGATTATCAGAATATGATAAAAAAATAAGAGCCAAAGAGTTTAGACAAGCATTAAAAACAGGAAACACAAAGTATATTAAAGAAACGTTAGAAGATATACTTGATACTGACATTCCTAACTTTACACTTGGTTCTAAAACTGAATACAGAAATGGAAGACTGACTATATCCAAAAACTCTAACCTGAGAGCAATTGTCAGAAGAATGGATGATATTATTACAACATTAAAAACAAACAAAAAATATGGAAACGATAATATTGTTTCATTCGTAAACAGAGTTCTTAATAAGAAAGAACTAACAAAGGTTGATAATAAAAAACTATCCAAACTAAACAATGACATAATAGATATGCAAGAAGGGAAACTTTCTATAAACGAAGAGAAAGCTAAAAATAATGAGCTTTACAAAGAATATAAGAAACTTTCTCATGAAGATGTAGTAGATGCTTATGGAACAATAAAAGACTTCACAGAAGGCAAGACAGGCATAAATAAAGACAAATTAATAAAAGCTCTTCATATTTATGAACTTCACAAAAAGATGAGAAACTTTGAAAAAGAAGAACCAACGAGTATCGGTTCTAATGATTTAAAAGACTCAGATCCTTTTGAAAATGACATATTAAAACAGGTTTTAGACAAAGATTATCCTTATATGGATGAAAAAGATAGAACCACATTGGTTTCTCTTGGCAGGGAAGAAGGAAATACCGTAAATCCTAAAATAGATAAGAAAAGACTTTATAACGATTTCACAAAAAAACTAAATGCTTTCATCTTTAACGACATAGACGAAGTGGGCTTAACTTTAAGAGAAAAACTGAAGCATAGAATAACTGAATTTTACAAAGAAGAATTAAAAAGAAAAAATAAAAGGCTAACAAATAAACAAATTGAAAATATCATCAAGGATGACCAAAAGAAAATAGATGAAATAGTGAAAATAGGAATCCAGAAACACTTAAATAAAATTAAAGATGAGTTTAAAGAGATGCCTTCAGAATTTGCATATTTCAAAGTAGAATCAACAGGTGAAGTGACGATAGATAAACTGAATGTCTCAAGATTAGAAAAAGATATTGACACTTTAAAGCCTCAGCAAATATTAAAAGACGAAAAGCTATTATCTAAACTTGAGAGAAAAGAAGCTAAGATTGCAAAAGATCTTGGAGAGAAACTTGGTTCTAACAAGAGAGAATATGGAAATAAAAGAATTTTATCGGAAAAGAAAAAACAAGACGTTAAAAAACCAATAAAAGAAAAAACAGAAAAAACCGAAAAACCTTCCAAGAAACAAACCTCTAAAAAACAGCATAAGAACAACGTAAAACAACAAAAAAAAGAAATTAATACAGAAACACTAACCAATATAAACAACTTAGTAGAAACCATTAAAAAAAGCTCTGATGAGTATATAAATAAAAGATATGACATGAATATAGCTCTTACAGAGAATGTAAGAAAAAAACTCAAAGAATCTTATCTAAAAATTCACTCTGCAATAAAATCATCTAAAGAACCAAGGTGGAAAAAGATTAAATACAATGAATCTATAGCATATGAAAACCTAAAGAACAACATAAAAAAATATGGAACCACTGATATGAAAAAACTAACCGAAGTAGCTGGTGGTTCTGAAGATTTGCACTTATTGGCATTAATCCACGAAACAATACACAACATAAAACCTGACTTTCCAGAAGAAAAAGTAATCCAATATGCAAACCTTTTAATGTATAAAATGCTAAAAGATTTTCCTGAACTAAAAGAAAGATGGGCTATAAGAAAAGAGTTTGAGGATTTCTTAAAGCTATACATGAAAAAACAAAAAATAAAAGAATCAGAAAAAGAGAGTTTAAGAAATGCATACACAATGCTGTTAGGCTTTACTTATGTTAATAAAGATCTAAAAGATATTCTGTTTGGTTCTCAATCTTTATGGAAAAGAGTAGAAGCCTTGGAAAACAAATTCAAAGAAAACGTATTAAATAGATTGTATAATGAAATAAAAAATACAGAACTTTACAAAAAAGCAAAAGACTATCTTGAAAACGACATGCCTACAGCAGTAAAAGAAGTGTTGTTTGAAGCAAACATTTTAGAACCAACAGAGTCTGTTAAGAAACTACAGGAACTAAAAGAAAGATTCCTAAATGGAACCAACCTGTTCAAGTCAGCTGGTTCTAAATTGATTAAGAAGTTAGAGACAGATTATTCTAAAGACGAACTAAAAACAATAACAAAAAGCGGTTTATTACAGCTTAGAACAATTCTTAAAGATTTAAGAGGTAAAGAAATATCAACAGAAGATTTAATCAATCTCATCAAATCTGATGAATATAAACTTTCAAAACTGAACGAAACACAAAAATATTTCATAAAACATTCAACAGAGTTTAAATTCACAGATGGAACAAAAGCAAAAGAAAAAGCGTTCTCTTATGATACTTTCAGAAAGAACCAACGGAAGATTGGGTTGAGTTTTGATAACTTTGCCTTATTCAGAGCAAGATATATTCTTGAGAAAAATGGATTGTTGGATAAATTAGACAAAGAATCTTTAAAACAGTTTATAGACTATTACAACGAATTCTCATCAGAAGTTATTAACACAAAGTCTTTAATCTTAGGATACGAGCCATACATAATCAAAGGTTTAAACAGATTAAGATTTGCCTTCTCTGAAGAGGAAGCAATCAAATTAAAAAAGGAAGGATACAGGGAAGTATCAGAAGGGTTGTTTGTGGTTCCTCATAATGAAGAAGAGTTTGTGTCTCAATTAACAATAAGCAAATCATTTAGAAAAAGAACAGGTTTAAATAGAATATTCAACACAAACTCAAATGAATATAAAGACTTTATTAAAAGCGATTTATACAAAAAGAACAAAGATCGTTTAGTCTTTCTTCATAAAGACAAAGACATAATTGAAGTTTTATATATTCCTGAAAAAACGCATTTTAAAGAGGTTTACTTTGAATCAGAACCAACGGAGATCTTACATCATATGCTTGGTTCTGTAATAGATAAAGCTATGTTCAAAAAACTCATCAGGAACAAAGTATATAAAGAATCTCTAAAAGAGATAGTTTCTTTTGAAAAAGAAAAAGGATTTGTTAAGGCTACTAAAGAACAACAAATTCTATTAGAGTCAATCTTTAAAGACGAAATAAAAGATATGCGTATCTCAAAAGGAAAAGACGTTAAAGTTCAATTCTATGTAGATAAGACATATAAGAATATGCTTCTTTATAAACATTTTGAATTTAAAGATGAAAAACTAAATACTATCTATCAGATTTATACATCTCTAATAAAGAGATTGAAAGGTAACGCTACTTACAAAAGTGCCACGGCATTTGCTTCAGCTACATTCAGTGGAATAACAGGATTGGTTTCCCTTGGTGTTAATCCTAAATACGTTCCAAAACTGATAATACAAACAGTAAAAGAATGGAAAGAATGGCAAAAGTTTGAGAACAAATTTAATGAGATACTATACAAACATGGATACAATAGGGCAAGAGAATATCTAAGAACCGTTAAAAAGAATAATGTGTTTGCTGAAATATTCTATGACGGAAAAATAGGGAATCTATCTTCTGATATTGAAATCCTGTTTGGTTCTACTAAAGATGAAAAAGCTCTTTACCAAGGTTTGAAATCTTTGGATAAAAAATACGGAACCAACAATGCTGATAAGATAATTAAAATGATTAAAACGGGGTTGTTGGATAAAGAAACAATCATAGGACAATATTTGGTTAACTATTACTCAAATATAGACTTATTTACCAGAGCTTCTGCTTATAAATATTTAAAAGTAAACTATGGTAAAGAAAAAGCCATAGAAATGATAAATAATCTATTCGTTGATTTTAAAAAAGAACCAATAGGATGGATAAGGGATATTGAGAATAGTGGCGTTCCTTTCTTAGTGTTTATGCTTAGAATGCAAGGTGGTATCATTAAAACAGCAAAAGAGAAACCTTTTACTATGGCAATGATAGTTGGAATGTATTTTGCATTAGCAGACGAAAGAAACGATGATTATTCTAAGAATGGAATAAGGATAGACAGTTGGTTCTTACATAGAACGTTAATGGATCCATTGACATTTAAGTTATCTGTTTATAACCAGATAATACATGGACATATTTTCAAAGAAGCAGAACAGATGATTCTTCCAAAAGAATATTTATTAATTTATAAAGCTATACAAAATCAAGAACCAACGGAGGCAATAGGAATATATACTAAATAGAATCGAGTAAATCTTTATATTTGTAGCCAAACATTCTTATTTTTCTAAAAGCGGAATTTTCTATTTGCCTTACCCTTTCTCTCGTAACACCCATTATATATCCTATCTCATCAAGAGTTAAACCTGTAAGACGATTTTCTGGATATTTATATCCTTTCTGTTTTAAGCATTCTATCATACCATCATATGTTTTATGACGCCTAAAACATTTGGAAGCTTCAATAATTATTTCATCATATTGTTTATTTTTCATAGTTTAACTCCTTTTCAAACCTTCTCTTTGCCTTATAAGCCACTTTGTAATCACACCCTACGATCTCTGCTATTTTATAAGCACTAGCATTTGGATATAACTTAAAATATTCTATACACTTTCTTGTTTTAGAACCATCTTTGATTTTAGCATTGGCTCTCCATAAGTCATAAATATTATGATATTTTAAAACTTCAACAAGATCTGAAAATCTCATTCTTACTTTTTCAGCTACTTTAGTAAGATTGTAATTATGTCCTTCAAGTAAACTAATTAGTTTATTTTTAAAACTTTGTTCTTTCCAAAAATTACGTTTTCTTCTTTTGATTCTTTTTTTGTCAAGAGAAGCCCCTATTCTTGAAACACTTTCTTTGTTTAATCCCACAATATCAGCGATTTGCTGATTAGAAAATCCAACTTTTCTTAACTCCAAAACTCTATTAGCTCTATGTTTTTCCATAGAAAAACCATAATAATTCATCATTCCTCTAATTGTAGTAATTGATTCCCTTGACTTAGTCAGTTCGTTATACTTCAGAACCAACTCTTTGTATGAGTAAAGATTATATTCCTCAATTAAAGACAAAACATACTCAAAAGCTTCCTTTGTATATTTCATTTTTAGTCCTTTCTTATGAAGA